CGTTGGCTCGAACATAACAAAAGGAAATCAAGTTGCTTTCTGCGTAAAATAATTTGACGCTTGAACGAAAACTTTATTTTCCCCCGTTAATGCTTCAAGTTTGCTTTTTATTGCATTTCTAACATTCTGAATTTTTATCATGATTATTTGAATATATCATAAAAGAATTTATCAATTTCTTTTGAAAATATTTCGTCAACTTCTTTGTCTCATTCTTCAACTGCACGATCCATAAATGGATTTGCTTTTGTTCCTTTTCTTGCAATTGATAGTCGCAAGGCTCACGGCTTCATTGAATGACGTAAAGCCCACCCCGTTATTTTATCAAGTGGTGCATAATGCGGGCGGGTTCATTCGTGGACATAAATTGCGTAATTTGTCGGATTAAATAAGCGTCCCCACGATTTCTTGAATTCTGTGTGGAAATCATTTCTCAAACGCCCTTGATCCGTTGGTGTTTCCTGTATTGCGTATCTTTCTAATAGAATTATAGATTTTTTAATTGAACGGTCAAGAATTCATTGAACGGCGTCGGATCAAAATGTTTCGTAAATCTGTTCAAGCTGTTTTTCGCTTCGTTCAATATCAACCATTATTCATTTTTTGGTAAAACTAAAACCACGCGAATTCTGTCAATCCTTATTCCTTTTACATGTGCAAAAGATTTAACTTCATAATCGACGTTGTCAATTGTCAAAATGTCGCTTTCTCTTATATCAAAAGGTGCGTTGCACTCGAAATTTCGGATCTGTCAATATCTATCAAGACCAACGTCTGAATTATTTGAAGACGCAGGCGACAAATATCATTTCGCACTATTTCATGTGCTAATATAACTTGATTTTGAATTTCCGGAACTATCAACCGAATAAACTAAACGCTTGACTGTTCCTGTATAATAATCTAATTTGAACTTTGTCATGATCTTTTATTTATAATGCAAAAACTTTATATTTATCGATTAAAGTTATAACATTGCTTGTCATCGTCGTTTTGTCAAAAGTAATTGAAGTTCAAGAAACGCTTTCGCTTGAATATCAAGTTGTTTCTTGCGTCGATTGAATATTTCCAACCAATAAAGCAAGTGCAAGTTTCAGATCTGCAAGGCTTCTTGGAATTGACGCAAAATCTGAAAAAATATATTTGAATTCAACTAAAATATTTCAAAATCATCTTGGCAAGTTATTTTTGAAAACAAGCTGTCAATCGTCTTTCAACAAATAAGAATTTTCTTCAAAATCTGTTCGTTCTGCATTCCCCCGTTGATTTGCGTTATACTGCACTTTTTCTAATTCTTCAACATATTTTGGCAAAAACAAAATTCTTTGTCAAGCCCCGTCGAATTTCTTTTCAACTGCTCAAAGTTGCAAAAGATCAATTCAAGTCAATTCATAAATTTTTGAAACGGCACTTTGAATATAAATTCACAAAATAGTATCTTGATCATTTCAAGTTATTCATAAAACAGTTTTTACATAAGAAACTGCGTCGGCTAAATTTTGTGCGTCTGTTTTTTGTGTTTCCGGCATTTTTTCTGAAATATCAAATAAAAAAACGCTTGCATTTATCTTTTAGTGATTTTTTGATAAAATGCAAACGTCCATTTTTATTTTGATTATTTATAAAATTTTAAATAATCCTTTGTATTCATCGAAAACTTTTTTTGAAATTTCATATTCGCAACCTTTATCGAAGGATCCGTTATTATATTTTGCAACAACCTTGATTTTTTCGATTGAAGTATTTTGAATTTTATTTTTGAAATCGTCTTCTTGTTTATTTTCTTCGTCTTTTTTGTCTTCTTCGTTTTCAGGCTTTTGGTCATCTCCTGTTGAATTTTCCGCTGTTTCGTTTTCTGCGTCCGCATTCTCATTTGATACAGTTTCATTTTCTGCGGTTGCGTCGTTTTGCTCTTGATCTACATTCTGATCAACGGCTTGATTTTCTGCTGTTTCGTTTTCAAGATTTTGTTTTTCTAAATCTTTTGAAACATTCTGATTTTTTGCATTCTTTGACATGGTTTAATTGTTTACGAAATAAAATCTGAAACAATATTCACAAAGGCGGAATGATCCGCCCTTGTTATATTGCGTCAAATTACGCACTTGCAACTCATGTTTTCAAAACTCCAAATGCTTTTGGAAAGATTATTGCACCTGCTATTCTTTCGTTTGCTTTTAATGATTGAATGTCTTTTTCCCAATTTCCACTTAAATATCAAGCAGAAAGTGAAAGTTGACGTCTATCTCCAAAAGCCCAATTTCTCAAATCTCCGAAAAGAACAAATGCTTTTTCTGCACCACTTGTTGTATCTCATGGCATTGCGTCAACGATTTCAAGTGGGTATCAAAGCAAGTAATTTTCAAGCTGTCAATCTCTAATTGATCTTGTCGAATAGAAAATTGGCTGTCCTTGATTATCTTTTAATTTCTCGATATATTTTACAATATCTTGCGACATGAACCAACGTGGCTGTCCTTTTTTATATTTCATTGGAACGCTTCTTATAACGTCGATCAAATCGTCGTAAGAAATATTCGCGAATTCTTCACCTGTTGACATATTTGTTACATTAACGTCTGTGCTTGCAAGTAATGCTGTCCATTTTGAACTTGCAACTAAAACGTTTGCGTCTTCGAATTCTGCGATTTTTTCACCGATCAATTCTGACATTAAAGACCAAACTTCTTGATCTGTCATGTTATCTTCGATCAATTCATTTGTTGCAGAAACTAACGCAGTAACTTTATGTGCAACTAATTGGCATTGACCAACTGTTGGCTTGCTTCCTGTGTATGCTTCACCTTCATCTGTCCAATATGCAACAATTGAATTTGTAATTGTTGAAATATTCTTTGTGTCTGTTCACATAGGAATAATTCTTGCATATCTTCTGACAACTCCGGCGTCTCCTGCAACTCTGAAAACTTCTCTTGCGAATTCAACAGGAACCATGTATCATCACTCGGCGTCTGTTCATTCGTTTAAATATGTTGCTTTTACTTGTGCAACGTCTGCGTCATTATGACATTTTGCAAGGGCTTTGAAGAATTTTCACATAACTTTTTTTGCTTCGTTTGTGTTTTCTTTTTCTTCATCAACTCACATTTTTACAGTCTTGTTAAGATCTGCAATTGCTTTTTCTAAATTGGAAACTTTTTCTTCCATTTTTGCGTCAACTGTTGCGTCAACTACTCCTGGCAAAACTTCTTTTAAAGTTGTTTCAAGAGTTTCTTGTAATTGTTTTGGATCCATTTTTTGTAATGAATAAAGAATAAAAAGATTTTATTATAACTTGATTTTATGCAGAACGTCTGACACAACTTTCGAAACATTTTGTAATGCTTCTTTCTGCAATTTCATCTTGGCTTGAAGATCGTCGTCTTCGGCGGTTCCGTCCTTGTCATTGGACAGTCAAGATTTTATTTCGTCAAGTATTTCACGATTTGTTTTTTGAATTGCTTTTGCAATCCAAACTGTATTGGCTTCGACTTCGACTGCGTCGCCGTCAAGAACTGCAAGTTCACCCTTTATTTTCCAATTCTGATCAAAATATTTATAATTTACGTCATCTCGGAAAACAAAATGTTTAGTGTAAAGCTCAACAATATATAAATATTTATTGTTTAACTTTTCACGGATTGCGTCTTTTAATTGGTCGTAAATATCTTTTTCAATATTTACTTCCGCTATTTCTTTTATTGTTTTTTCTTCTTCATTGTCAAGTGAATTTTCTTCGGCGTTATTTTCATTCTCGTTTCATTCTTCGCATGTCGCGTCTGTTCCCGCTTCTTCGTTTGGGGTTCATTCTTCTTTTGGTTCTTCGTTTGCTTCTTCTTTCAAGATCAATCCTTTTGAAATTAAGTCTTCAACAATTTCTTTTCAAAGGCTCAAAGCGTTTGGATTGCATGGAACAGGAACAAAAGAAACTTCAAGCAATTCTGCTTTTGTGATTATATTTGAATTCTTTTGATCGCGTTCTTTTGGAATAAATCAAACTGAAACTGTTTTAATAAATCCGCCGTCATATAATTTGCGGACGTCTTGTGCAAGTTCAGTTGTGGCGAAAACTCATTCAACGACAAGTTTTTCATTTTCAACATAAATGTCTGTGGCTTTTCAAATTATGTTTTCCACTTTATAAGTATGATTTGCAATAATAACCGGATTTTTCATAAAATTGTTTAATTCCCGTCATGAAACTTTGATCACTTCACCTGCACGATCAACTGTTTCATCACTTGCAACAACCTTGAAAGTTCCATTTTCTCCGATTTCTTTTATATTCAATCAAGCAAGTTTGCTTGAAAGTTCTTTTGCAAGTTGGTCTGTCAATAACATTTTTTTATCTTTACAAAATAAAACTAATAAGAACTTTTTGAATTGATCAATTTTGCTGTGATCATTTTTGCGTCGCTCATTGAATACAAGGCTTTGAAAGTTAATCCTTGACGAACTAACGCGTCGTTATCTTGCGTCTTCGCAAATTCTGTCATAATTACACTTGCAAGATCAAAAGATAAAGTCGGATTTCATGTTGAAAGTGTTGAATTTGTGTCGATTATTTCAACTCTCATTGCTTTTTTTGTTCCATTCATGAAAATTGTTTTATAAGTTTCGTCATCTCGCAAAAGCTCGACATTTCATTCAACAGTAAATTGCGTATTGCAGAAATCGTCCGGCTCAACGCTTCAAAGAACGTCAACGTCTTCAAGGTTTTTATTTATTGTCAAAGTAAAATTTGTTGCTTTGATTGGACTTGCACTATCTAATCAAGTCAAGTCATCTGCAAAATAAATCTGAACATTCTTTCATAATAAAGCGAAATCGTCTGAATAACTTGGTGTTAAAGTTGCGTTTGCACCTTTCTTTGATCTAAATTCTGCATTTGCTTTTACAAAATCTCATGTTTCCGCTGTTAATTCAAGCGTATTAACCATTGCAAGTGGAAACTGTTTGTCCTGCGTATCATCTGCAAGACCTATCGTCAAAGATTGGTGTTGGTTATTTTCTGCAACTGAAAAAGCGTGCGTAAATTCTCCACTTGATCATGTTGTAGAAACTGAACCGAAAACATTTAATAAAATATATCAAATTGCGTTTGCGTAAACATTGCATTCAAAAGATCATTCCGCCCACTGCTTTGAAACATGTCAATCAAAACTGTCTTCAATAACTCCGATTGAACTTTCATCAATCACTTTTTCTGATTTTTCTTCAAAATCAAGCGTTGCTTTTGGACACCATAAAGCAGGTGCAACGGCTGTTCATCTTGTCGCTTCTTTTCAGAAACCGACATTGATTTTTCTTCAAATGTATCTGGACATGGTTTTATATAAAAAAAATAAAATTTTTATATTTTCTTTTTATCGGAATTTTTTTTGATTTCAACCGGTTTTCTTCTTTTTGCGTCATTTTGTCGCTTTATAAGATCCGACATTTTTTTCTGCAATCTTTGAAAAGTTCTTTCGTTATCAATGAATAATCTTTTCATGATTTGCTTTTTTGTAAAGCGTTTCTGAAATAAAAAAATCAAATATGCTTTTTCACGGCTTTTTAATCAATCAAATATTTTTTGATCAATAAAGGGTGGTGCAATCAATCTCATTTTTTATTTTTTAATAAAACATTGGCTCGTTTCTTTCAATCAATTCAAAATAAACACGCATTGAAATAACGTCTGCAAAATCCGGCGAACGTCATAAAATCTTTTTGATTTCTTCTTTCGGAATAATTT